ATCTTGCTAAAATTGTCGTGAAACTCAATAGACATAACTACACCTTAAAAATTAATGGGTTCATTATAACACTTTTATAAAAAGTCAAATAGTTTTTATTAATTAACATTAGTTTTATGATAGTTAAAGATTATCAGTAACCCATAAATATGAATAATATGGCATTTCATTACGCGCACTAAGTATTTTTGATATTGCAATATCAACACTTGCGGTTTTATTTTTTTTTGAAGCGCCTACTATTTTCTTTAATGCTAACTTGGCATAATTATTTGCTATCAATACCTGTCTAAATGTTTTACTCGTATTACACACCCTCACGGCCTTCTTTGCTATATCGTTTACATCATCGTTTAATAGCTTAATCATTTAACCTAATCCTCTTTATCTTCCTTAAGAATATCACGCTGTTTTAACTCATCAATCGTCAATGGTCGCTGTGTCATATCTGTAAACTTATCTAGCTTAACACCATCTCTAAACGCCTTAGCTCGTGTTGGCCCTAATACATCGTCTTGAAATTCTTTAGACTGATTACCTAACCACTCATTAACGTCATTAACAGGGCTTTCTTTTTCGCCTTTTAATCGCATTGCAATAGTGGTTCTGCAATTCGGGTGATAAGGTGGATAACCTACTGGCGATTTTCCAACTGGCCAACCTTTATCACCGTACTTTGAGCCAATACCAGCACACGTAACACTTAAACGGCTATCGAATGTTACCATTGGGTATTCACGATCAATAATATCTGAGTTATCTTCTGCAAACGCCTTACGTGCCATTGCTGAATAGTGACTACCGCCAGTGCGCGCTAGATTCTCAACTCTATTCAATACAATACCATCAAAAGCGTTGTTAATCCTTGCTACCGTTTGTTTAATCGTGTCGCCCTGTACAAACGCTTGCTTAATCTGGTTGTTAATTACTTCCGCTTGACCTTTCACATTGCCTTTAACAAAATCAGCCCATACGCCAGTAGAAGGGTTTTTACCCTCAAGACTCATTAACGCTTTGGCCGTGTAATTGTGTATATCATCAACGCCCTTTATCGTATAGCCAGCGGCGGCAAAAGAATAAGCCAGCTGCGTAAGCTCGTACTCTGTAAATTCTTGCAATCCAGCCGTTACTGTTGTCCAAGCTTTTGTTGAGTTTTCAGTGATTAGCTTAGTCACTTCTCGCGTGATGCGGTTGATCTGCGTGATAGAGGTTAATTCTTCAGCATCAAGCAATAACGCACGAATAGCGGCCTTGTTATCTTTCAAAGTAGGGTACACCGACTCACTAAGCAATGAGTTAATTACTCGCTGTAACTGTACTTGCTGTTTTAGTATTTCGTTGTTTATTTGGTTCATTAGTAGAATCTCGGGGCTTTGCCAGCTTTGCGGGCTTTCATAATTGGTTCTAGCGCGTATCTTACCGCATCCCACCAATGATTATGTTTATCTTCAATACGTGGAAGGATATCACCGCTGTGTCTATCAATTACATAAGAATAATTTCGCGCTTCATTCTGCATATTATCACATCTCTCATGAATAACAATTTCATCAAAAGACTTAATAAATTCTATACCATCTTCTACCGAGCCTTTGCCTTTTTCACAAGCCTTAATGAGTGGCAATCCGCTACGTCTAAGATAGCTTATTGATTCAGGTCTCGCGTTATCCGCTCTGATTACTGTTCTATTAATATCAGGATATGCATCGATTAAATATTTAGCCGTATCGTCTAGCTCCAATCCTTGCTTCCCTGGATCATGGCTAATATACAATCTATTCTCAAAAATCCAGCATACAGATAGTGCAGTCGGGTCGCTTGAGAAACCAAAGTCTAACCCAATGTAAGGCCCGTCAAACGCATCGGTTATTTTAAAATCTGCCGTCCGCCATTTGCCATTAAATATTTTACTATCTGAAATCGTATTAAACTCGCCGAGCCAGACATGGCCGAAGGTTTGCGGATTAACTCGCTTATGACGTTCAGCTTCTTTTTTTAAAGTTTCAGGTAAAAACGGATTATCCAAATAGTTGCTATGTACTAAAATGCAATCTTCTTTTTCAGCACTAAATAACTGCTCAACTGGGTCGTCTGGTTGGTCTGGATTCCAACTAAACCATATTTGCGAATTGTCTTCTCGTATTGTTGGCAGTAATAATTCCATCGAGCGTTTAGATATGCTTTGAGCCTCTTCAACCCAAGCGCGATTAAAACCCTCTAGTGACTTTATTGAATCTGCCGTATGGTCTTGTAAGCCTTGAAATATAATAATTCCATCAGCGCCTTTTCTACGTATCTCGTTTTGAGTTATCTCAAACAAGTGCCCGACATTAAATTTTTTAATTTTAGATTCAATCAGGGCCTTAGCAGAAAACTTCAACGATTTTTGAACTTCGCGAATGCATACTGATTTTAAATTTTCATCAGTAACATGTTCTTCGACTAATAGCTCAGCGAAAAAATGCGACTTAGCCGAGCCACGTCCACCTTTTGCGCCTTTATATCTAGCTGGTTCAAATAACGGTAAAAAAACTTTAGCCGTCGGAATCTGAAGGTTTTGCATCAACAATAACTCTTGTTATTTGTTTTGGCGTCAGCGACCCATCGCTTGAGGTGTGGTCTGTTTGTTGTTTGTCGCTATAACCGTGATTAGCTAAAACAAGCTTTGTAATTGTTGAATTAAAGTCACCAGTTAACCCTTTATTCAATGCAGTTTTTTCCTGTAATGACTTAATAGCGTCTAACGTATTCGAAAATTTGTCGTAAGCCCTTTCCCATTCGTGCAATGTTGAGCGTGAAATTCCAAGCCAAACACATAACCCAGCAGCACTAGGAATAACGTCCTCTTGTTCATGATAACGATAAATGTACTCATCGGCCAACGACTGAAGCTCTTGATTATACTTTGAAGGTCTACCAACTGGATTAGCCATTAACTTCCACCTTTTCCACGTTATCACTAAACGACCAAATCAAAGCAATAACCCAGCCTAAGAAAGTCCAACCTAGAAACAAGTTTAACACTGAAATTGAACCTATATTTTTATGTTGACGTTGATGCGCGATAAGTGTCGGCATAAGATACGCAAACAGTAAAAACGAGATTGTCATAAACTCAGCCATACGCTACCCCTTAAGCCTAATAACATCAACAGTCGTTCCATGCGAATTAACCAAGTAAGCTTGATCGCCAGGATTGAGTGTCACCGTTTCAATAAAAAAATCATGTGTAGCAGATTCACCACCAGCGATTGAAATTTCCATATCTATATTTTCGCCGCTTGGTTCATACTCCACGCCACAAACATCGAGAAAGTTTTTTGTCTTACCGCTTGAACGAATAACCTTGATTGTGTTGCTCATGATTCTAATTCCTATGTTGTTGAAGCCATTATACCTTATTTTACTTGAATGTTGCAAAAAACCATGTAAACCCTATAAAAACGCTATGCGTTACGCTTGGTACGGTGCTGGTACGGTATTTTTTAAAAATGTAACACTCGTAAACTGTTGAATTTAAAAGGTTTATAGCCTTACTGTTACAATAAATACAATATATAGAGAAAGAGAGAGAGAGAGAGAGATATTTTTATTTTTATATATTACTCTATAACTTATTGTCTCTATTATAGCATCTATCTCTTTTCACGCTAAAAAGCGTCACGACTGTACCATTTCTTTAAAATCAACAACTTACACTGATACAAGGCTTTTTAAAACTGTACCGCCTGTAACGTTTATGGGTTTATGCTGTTATATATATTGTTAAAAATATATCTAAAGTTGTGTAAAAAATAATAATTATGTATAATATTTCAATATTCAATATCACTGAATATATATATAACTAAATAATATAAAAAGGATTAATTTATATGCAATTTTACGAAGATCAAGCAAGATTAAACACTAAGAAATATTTTGACAAAGATTTTAAAATTCAATTTATTAAAGATTATGGCAAAGATTCTTACATTGATTTCACCGTAAAACATTACCCTTATGAAAGATTTCAATACAGCATAGAAGTGGTTGAACATTGTATAAAGCGATATAAAACTCGCTCAGAATTACAAAGAAGAGATTTTAAGCTATACACTTTTGCACTCGAATATAGACTTTTGGATAATCAGTTTCCATCATCAAGACAAAAAATTACAGTCGAAATGATTGAAGAATTAGCCTATACCTGCAAGAACAAAACTGAGCTATCAACAAAAAATCAGTCGGCATATAAAAAAGCAATGAAGCTTGGGATATTAGATAGCTTACGTTTTAATAACGCAGAATCAACAATCAAATATTTATGGGAAAATATAGAAACATTAACGAGAGAGGAAATTAAAAAAGAGTTATCAAAACACATAAAAAACCCCGAACCAGTCGGGGAGTTTTAACCTATCCTAAAATAGTGTTTA